GATACTCTTGATTTAAGACGGTAGCTGTAATTAGACCGCCTAGAGATGCTGCGCTACTAAAAGTAACAAAGTCATTAACAACCGCGCCATGAGCGTTTTCTGTAACTGTGATTGTTGAAGAGCCGTTTGTTGCTGCAAATGTAGCATCACCCGCGCCAGAGGTGAGCCTTATTGGGGTTACGTCGTTGTACCCAGCGCCTTCAGCTACATAGAACTTTAGATTAGTGCCTACGCCTAGATAATTTATGGACTCCAAAGATGACCAGTTGTGCAGGGATCTACAGACACCAAGAAAGCTTTGATCTGTGTACTTCTCCCAGCCCCCTATCTTTTCAACTCTGCCTTGGCGAAAGCGTATCTTGTCAGCATCAAACCATCCTGCGTCAGCAGAATACTCTGTGCCTTCTTTGTTTACGCCGGGAGCAAATTTGATCTTACTGAGAGCCATCTTTAGCGCGGCCCTCTCTGCTTACGTCTGCGTTTTTTCCTGCTAGATCTCTGATCAGGCTGAGGAATTTTCTTCCTGCCTTTCTTAGGCTTAGTGACCTTTTGAGTCTTTGGCTTAGGAGGCAGCTTGGGCGTTGGCGTTTGAACGGGTATAGCCGCAGCCCTTAACGCCGCTGGATCTAAAGATGGAGCCAGTACAGGAGTCGCTGCGGCCCTTGCTTCCGCAGGAGTAACCATTGGTGGCGGTGGAGGCGGTTGGTTAGCTAAAGCGACTAACGCATCATAATCAACCTCAGACATTACTGGTGGCGCTGACGGCAGTGCTGGCATTGGTGCTGGCATTGGTGCTGGCATTGGGATATTTGCTGGCTCCCCTCTTCCGCCACCAAGTAATGCATCTATACCAACGGGTACGGCTGGCGTTGGTTGGGGCTGGGTCATCAAAGAGCCACCACCTCTGCCGCCAAATGGAAATAAATCAGACATCTTGGGATTTAACGGGGGCTTAAACGGCACTGGTCGTGGTGTTGGCGCTGGTCTTTGTACGCCACTAGCAAGGCTTCCCCCTGTTCGGGTCGCCGCTGCTGCTAAGTCCTCATACCCCACATCACCGGGGGCAACTGCGTTAGCGAATATACCGCCCATGCCACGCAACCTGTCTCCAAGGCCAGCTTCAGGTTCAAGAGGGAGAGCAACTGGAGCCGGAGGAGGTGGTGGTGGAGGTGGTAGGGGTGGCCTCATAACGTCCTGCCTAGATGGCACGACTGGTGGCCTCTCAATTAACGGCGGCTCTGGTAAGGGAGCAGGCTCTGATGCCGCAACAGGAATGCTTGGCAAGAAGGTTCCGCTCTCTGGATCAAAAGATCCGGGCATTAAAGGTGAAGCAGCAAGGCCATCTCTAGGGCCGAAAGTGCCGATCTGCATCGGAGGCATAACATCGGGAACAGGCGACACAGGAGGTATTGCTGGTTCTGGCTCAGGCGTTGTTTCTTGAGAAGGGTTAAAGAAACCGCTCAGTTGCTCTTTTGCAGCAGCAGCCTCTGCTTGAGCTTCAGCAAGAGCCAAAGAAGAAGCTTCCGCCTCGGCTCGCGCCTGCTCTAAAGCTGCATTGTTTTGAGCAACAATTTGATCTGTTTTGTTTGAGGTATCAAACGCATTCAAAAGGTCTTCGTAAAGCTCGGTGCCATAAGATTCTGGCCCTTGCGCCATAACATCAGACCTTAACTGCTCTAATGCTGGGTCATCATAAGGGGTTCTTGCGGCTTCAGCTTCAGCGGCGGCTTGCTCTGCCGCAACACGATCAGCCTCAGCTTGTGCAAAAGCCTGAGCAGCGGCTTGCTCTTCAGCAATCCTTCCTTGCGTAAATATGTTTGCGGCTTCTGTTGGATCAAATGTTTGAAACGCCTGACCAGTAAAAGGATTTGTTCCCGGCATTGGTGGGGTTGCAGGGCTAGATCCTCCGAGGCCGAACGATGTCCCAAACTGGGACATGGATGTAGGGTCTGCTCTTCCCGGTGTTAACGTCGCCACTGCTTGCTGAGGGGTCAATGTTGCGCTTGGTTGGGGAGCGCCCATAGGGTTAGCGCCGCCCAGTAAAGCTGCTATACCAGAAGGAACCCCGTAGTTAGGGTTTCTAGAGAGCGTCGGTTGACCCTGCATTTGCCCGTATCCCACAGGGACAGGAGCCTGAGTAAAAGACCCGCTAAGTGTAGGGGAGGGTGCAAACCCAAGCTGGGGCGCTTGAGAGGTCTTTTCAAACAATGCCATTGCTAATACTCTCCAGTTCTAATCATTTCGGTAACTTCAACCGCCCTTTTCCCAACCTGCTCACTCCACTTGGAATCCATAAACTCATCAGCGGCTATGTCAAACTGCTCACGGGACATTGCCTCTAGCGCCTTTACAAACCCACGCAGTCGCGTAAGACCAAGATTAAAGCAAATATCAATCATTGCGTCTTTTCGCGCCTCGTTAAGAGCAGCAAACCAAAAGTAAGTGTCATCAAGCTCATCGCGCACACGCCTTATGTCATTGGCTAGTAAATACTCAATTTCATCATCAGAAAGTCCAAGGCCGCCGTTTTCGTCAATGTTACGCCCCACGCCTACAGTGATCATGTTTTCTGAACACTTATATGCATGACTACGCACACCTTCATGGCGCTTCAACATTCCTATTAACTGAATACCCATTACTTCTCCCGGCTTACGCCCTGTACCTTTTCGTATGATCTCATCGCGCCTAAGCCCAACATTCCCATCATAACGGGTACAAGTAGTGTGGTGTCTATTTCTGGCACCTCTACCCAGATGCCCAGTATGTTTGAAAGGATCGTGTTGTAAAAAAGCCCGAGCGCGCACACCCAACCGATACAAGGCCGCCAGCCAGCCACGAACAAAGACTTAGATGCCGCCTCGACCTTATTGACCTCTAGCTGTCCTTTGGCAAGTTCTTGAGCGTGACGCTCCGCCATAGTGGCAATCTCATGTGCCAACGCATTCTTTTGATCTTTGTCCTCAATTACTTTATCTAGTAGCTGAGTGGCTGGGCCTATGAGTGATCCGAGTATCCCCATTACGCCCACCCGCTATATCGGGCAAAACACTTGCCGCAAAGTAGTTTTACTTTCAGGTGTACAAAATCCATTACTGCTCCCGGCTTTTTGCAACCAGCGCAGCGCAATGTAACTCGCCTTTCATCGCTCACCGCCCTTTTGCCATGTACGCTGTAGCACCAAAGTATAGCCCTACAATAGATGCCTGACTGAGAAACAGCATATCGCTCAAAGAAGCCAGAGTGGACAAGCGAGACTCAGGAATGAAGGGCAGAAGTGGTAGTAAAGCGAAAACCACCATACTAGAAAGACTAACCCAAGCCATTCTTCGTTGACTGTCTGCTTTCTCTTCACGCAGTTCAATTTCAACAAGCTCTTGATTTCGTGCCAATTCTTCATCGCTCACGACCCCATCTCCATCTAGGTCATATTGAGCATACCGCGATTTAGGCTCTAATTTCTTAGGACTCATTAGTCATCATCCTTTCTAGCGGGATCACGGAAAAGTATCTTAGTGCCTGCTTCTGAGGTAGGTATCTCTCGCACACGGCAGTAAGTTTTGAAGTAGCTGTTGTTACTCAGTAACTCGTTAATAGCACCAACAGACTGCGCGTTAAGCGCCTTGGAGTACTCTAAGCACGAAGTTAATTCCCGAAAGTACAACTCCTCGCCCGTGGGTTGCCCACGCTCAAGAACAATCAAAACAAAAATCATCATCGTCATGCGCGTATGTCCAGTTGAAGCTGGCCTTCAACCTTTACAATGGTGGAAAGAACCTCGCCGTTTTTGTAGTAGTAGTAAGTTTCGCTGTAATGCGTTGTAGCCTCTACTTTGTCGGTGCGAGTACGACTAATCTGATCTAAACGCAGCAGCCTGTGTATCTTGTCCTTGACCACCACCTCTGATGGTGCGTTGACGCTGTTCGGAAATACTGGCGGTACATCCATCACAGCCTCCGCTTTTTCTGTACAGCCTGAGCACGCACAGCTTTTGGCTTAACAAGTTCCCAAGTAAGAAGTTCTACATCAAGCTGATGGGCTGTGCCTAAAACACGCGGCATCGTGTTCTGTATGTAGATCTGTGCGCCGTACCCACACTGGCGGTGGTTGTATCGTAACCATGCCAGCGCAAGGCAATGACGGTACGCAGGAGGATCGACTAGCTCTAACATTCGCCACTCCCGTAAATCGCAAAACAGATTCGGGTTGGCGGGGTTATACTTTAGTTCTGATTCTTCAGCATTATCTCTATTAGCTGCTGGAGCTTCGCGTCGGACGCTTTCGCCGTCTCGCTCTGTTCCGCCAATGAATCTACGATAGCCTCTATCTTGGTCGCATTGACTGCTGCGAGTTTTCCCGTGGCTTGGGCCTCTTGTACGGTTTTCTCAACAACGGCCTCAATACGAGCTACTTCGTCTTGTGTAGCCTGTGCTTGTGCTTGACTAGCACCCCATACAACAGCACCCGAAAGTACAGCTAAAAATGCTGGCAAGGCCCATGTTGGGACTCGGATTCCTTCATCTGACATATCAACCTCCTAAAAACTGTGGCACTAAAATGCTCACTACAATCAAACCAATTATCCACCACAACCTATTGGATACGGTGTCCATCTTCGCCTCAAGCTCATCAAACCGCTTAGACCCGCTTGCAAGGCGTTCTTCAATACGCAAAT